ACATTCTATGTCTACGCAAATGTTTGTATATCTTTTGTTTGATCCCATTCAGTTATTTAGAAATAACTGAATTTCACATTTTATTTTTCTGGTGTGTCATCGTTGTTTTGTGATCTGAGATTCACAAGCTTGTTTGTAATGTGGGCACCAGTCACGGCAGTACCATAGGCAATGAAGAATTCAATATTGTGTAGGTTGTTTAGAAAACTGATTGTGAGTCCCACATATCCAAGATTCATCCATGCCTTATATGCAGAGACTAACTGTGTAGATTGATCTATGAACAGGAACTGATAGATCCACTTGAATGTTTTTGTTGCTTTAGTCTCTTCCATCAGTTGAACCTGTTGTGATCAAAGACAATTCCATCTGTGAATGTGATGAAGGTTTCCAGTTGATCATCTGAAAGTTTGATCAACGGTTGCCATGTCTCTACCCCATCAAGATTCAGTAGGACATAGAGAAACCCATGTGTAGAAACACACACGGTGAATGCGTAACTGGTTTTATCCAAGTGATCTGCTGCCATTAGAGAGGCAACTTTAGTAGGTGCCAGAGTGCCCATACGAGAGCAGTTCCAACAAGACCTAGAACCCAATAGATGACTGCAAAAGCACCTTGGAATTTGTTGATGTGTTCTTCAACCTTTTCCAAACGTCTGATGTGATTTCTTTCATCGTCCATGTGTTCAACAAGGGCACTCTTAAGACCTAATAGTTCTGCCTTAAGAAATCCCAGATCAGCTTTGGTTTCAATCAGATGTTGAGAAATCCAATCGTTATGTCTCTGTGATGTTGGAGCGGAAGTATGTATTTCACCAGTGTCTTCATAATTACTAGGGTCTGCTGGTGACATTAGGAATTCCTTTTCTTGTTGTTATTAGTAGATCCTTGTAACTATTTAGTTTTAATGGGTTCTAACACAAGAAAGTTGATTTAAGTTCCCAATGAGTACTGGTGGGACTAGGAACTAGAGGTTTGTATAATTTTTCTCTAGAGGGTTCCTAGAGAACTAATATTCACAACAAGAGGGAACCGAAGGAATGCCCGAAGGGCATTTGATGAGTAAAGATAGAAACCTATTAGGAACTGGTTCTAGAAGAACCTTATACAGTCCTCTTACCTTGCTCCCTGCGGTCGCAAGCTTGAAGACAAGAACTATGTAGGAATTTATTCTAGGAACTTACTAGGAGAACTATCTACACACCCACCAGAAACTACTGGTGATGACCATGTGGAATTTAAGAAGAGATCTTTAGGACTCCCCCAGTCAGTTTGAAGGATTGACTTTAGTGCTGTTTCTCTGCCGCACATTTATGAACCTATTTTGTAACTGTAGCCCATGAACATTCGTTACTGAATAACGAACACACAAGCACCTGCTTCCAGCAGCGGACCAGTTACGGAACTATTGTATTTTATTGAGGAACCCACCTTGACTCTGGTGGGACGCTAGATGGAACGAACAGTAAGGATTTGTTCTCTACAATCCACATCTAGGGTGTTTGATTTTGGTGTGTCTAAATAATCATGCTGACGTTTCATCCTTATCGTTAGTGCCAGTGGTGCTGAATACACGCGACTGGCAATTTTTTTGTTCAACTTTATTTAGATTCGGGAGTCTTGGATTTACTCCCGTAAATAGCTTCTTAATGAAGTCTTAATCTAAACTTAATGTACCTTACAGTTTCCTGACAATTTCAATTAAGAAACCCACCAGATCTTTCTGCGAAGCCAGTGAGTCTTGGTGCCTTTCTTAATTCTTTGTCCTTCCATACACACCCCAATTCAGACCCACCTGTATGTGGCTGGTCTTCTCTGTGTTGTAGGTCGTTGTATTGAATGTGATGCCACTCTTTGGATCCTTGAAGATCTTGCTGTTGGGCATCTCAGGGAGTCCAGTGACTACTAAGGCACCCTCTTCGTAGGCAGCGAGATCTATCTGTATATCCAGAAGCACCTTTGCACAGGAGAGGCTTAGTTGCTCACTGAGAAGATCTGGTGGGACTGGATGTTTGACGATTGATGCGGTTGTGAGGGATGCACAACTGGACTTGGAGACATAGACCCTAGATGCATCGTTTGCTGGTTGGATCTGTGGATCTGAGAAGACTAGGAACCCTGATAGCGGGACTGTATTGAAGGTTTCGTGGATGTTTAGGTTGGTCATATGAAATTCCTTTGTGGTTTATGAATGTGTGTCCATGCTCTGTTATTACGAATATTGGAAACAAGCCCTCTGGATATTTTGTAAGTGTCCATGAGTCTTTCTGGAGGGGTATCTGAATACTTGATTTCCCTTGCTTGTTCTTCTGTAAGTTTTCTTGGATGCCTACCCTTTCTAACCTTGTCACTGATGTTCTCTTGGTTCGTGCCCAACCAAAGATGATCAGGATTTACACAGGCGGGGTTATCACAGGAGTGAAGACAGTGAAGATCTGGTGGGATTGGACCTACGAATGTTTCGTAAGAAACTCGGTGGGCACGCTTCAAAGTCCCGTTGATTCCAATTGATCCATAACCACTGTAGTGAATGGTTCCAGTCCAGTTCCAACAGTTATTTGCGTCTATCGAAATTGATTCCTCTATTCGAAGTTTTATATCTTTCTTCATCGTGTCTCTTAGCTAGGGTTCATTAGGTATATAGGTGTCAACATTTGGAGGGGCGCGGTATAGGGACAGTACTGCCGCGAGGGGTGATAGAATATTCCCCTTGGGGTCTATTCTATCACAATAGAACTATAATAGCAACGCATCGAATAGTTATATTACAGAATAGCCATTATGCGTATTATACATAACAACTATCTTTCTCTATACGTATCAGTGAGTTACGCAGCGTTCATACACTCTGTAGTTCCACTACATCACTGTTCTTACAACCCACCATGCCATATAGTTATTACCGCAAGTCACTGTAATCACAGGAGTTATAGTTACTCACTAGAGTTGCAGTAGTTTCTATAGTGACTCATTGTTATTGCGTAAGTATCTGAGCGCAATAGAGTTTTTAGTTAGTGAATCGCAGACCTTACTATTAGTATAACATGCTCGCGCTGCCTATTGCAATAGCACAGATAGCAGTAGTTATACCTATACACTGAATGTTATAGTAAGTATCTGCCCTATTAGATTATGTCCAAGTATACTTGCACATGGCACAGACCTTGCAAGGACATAGGTTTATACCCAATGTCACTGATACATACGATATATGACAGCGTTGCTGAAATTATCGAAATAACAGGAAATTAGGGCAACTGTAACAAATGATCTAGATCTACTTTATATTCTGAACAAGCCTCCCGTGCATACGATGAACCTACTATCATTATAGCATACACAGGAAGACCTATCCAGTATATACGATACCATAAACACTCGTTTATTCAATGACATACGCTGCTGCGCTAGCGGCATACGGTATATACAAAGACGTACAGTTATTTAAGCGAAGACTCTGTAACTCACTGATACTATTGGGAAAATAGAACATTAAGTTTCGTTAATGTGCCAAAAATCGTGTTGACATTTTATAGAAAAAGGCGCTGTGTCAAATATGGGCTGTACTCCCACTAATCCCACCAGTACGTCTCTGTAATGGGCTGATGCTCCACTTCAGAACGTTTCTGAGGTTACTTTTACCTACATTTTTCCACCTTTTATCCCCTCTATAACTTCTAACCACCCCTTTTAGACCTTACTTTCTCCTTGCCTATATAGATATAGGAGATAAAGAAACCTGTTGGATTGATACGTTTCAAGCCATTCGTTATCTCCATACACATAAGGATAACGATAATGACTGGAACTAAGACTAGAACTAAGAAGAATAATCCTGATACTAATGCAGACTTCTATAAAGAATTAATTTTAAACAACATCAATATTGATCCCATTCATGGCTGCTGGAATTGGCAACGATCATGTAATAAAACGACTGGCTATGGTGTCATTGCTGACTACTACGGGAAATTCTCTACTACACATCGTGTTGCTTACAATGAATTTGTTGGGGATGTTGGCGACTTTTACAGTTGTGTACTTCATAAATGCGACAACCGTAAGTGCTGTAACCCCGATCATTTGTTTCTAGGTACTAGGGCTGAAAATGCCGAAGACAAGACTCTAAAGGGTCGCACTCCTAAAGGAAATGATCACTTCGGGCACAAACTAACTGACCGTTCTGTTCTAAGACTTCGCAAACTCTATGCTGCTGAGAAGTTGGACATCATTAAGGAAGCTGCTTATTACGGTGTGAAGCGTAATGCCATTGAAGCTGCTGTGAAGGGCACCACATGGAAGCATCTTCCAATGCCTACATTCCCTAAGAACTTTTCACCATTCAGGCGTGTGGCTAAACGTGTGCTGTCTGAGAATGATGTTTGTCAGCTTCGAATTGCACACTCCACTGGCGCTGCTTCTCTAGAAGATCTAGCCGACAAGTACGGGATTTCTAGAACTGCCATCTGGAAGTGTGCCACTGGTAGGACTTATCAGCGTGTTCCTATGCCTATGACTAGTGTTCCCACCAGATCTTTAACGGGAGTCATGGCATGAAATACAAAATTCCCGTTCCATACATAGTTACTGAACTATTGATTGGATCTATTTTCGCGTTGATGTTGTTGTATGTTTTGAATCGATTTGGGTTTTAGATTGTTGAGTGTCTGATTGTGCTTTGATGGTTGTTTGGGGCTTTATTATGATTTGCACGTACCCACTATGAATTTCACAGGGAAGTTCTAGTGGGGTCTTTTTATTTCAGTACTTTGTTGATTGGATTTGGTATGAAATTCTTTGTTTTTAGATGTTTGCTCGCTCTGTACAGAACCACTGCTGAAACTGCTACTGCTATCAATATTCCTACTGATAGAACCGTTACGATATCCATTGTTAATTCCTTGTTGTGAATCTCCCACAAGGAATACTTAGGAATTACAGAACTCGCTTGATTGCCTGTATCTGTGCTGCCAGTGCCGAATAACGTTCTATCAAGCCTTCCAGATCACTCAGTGCCTTCATGGCATTCTTGAGAATCAAGGCATCATCGGCACCACCGATTCCTTCTGTGTTACTGATCACAGACCCCACAGAAGTCTTGCGCTTCGGCATCTGTTCCTGTGGATACTCATTCAGTTTCAGGAAAATCTCTCTTCCCTCTCTACGTGTATCTCTTACAAGTCCAGATACCTTCAATTGTGTAATGGTTGCTCTGACAGTGTTCTCTAGAACAGTTGGATTTCTAACTTTCAGTCTTTCTACTACAAGCTTGACTGTATATTCCTTGCCGTCTTGAAATAGATTTAGAATTTGATCTTTGATTGAACCCAATGAATCTCCCACTGGAGTTTGAACAATAGGTTCTACTGGCACTATTACTTCCTTTCTAGGGAATACATCTTCCACTTTTAGATTATTTTCTGGCACTTGTTTGCGCTCCTGACTGTATACGTTCCACGTTCATTTCACCTGTTAGGTGATTGGCATAGAAACGTTCAATCATGTCTACTGATGTGTGTGAATTCTTGGCAAGAGTCAGCAAATCTATATTGCCACCCTTGATCAACCTGAACATTATACTTGTGTGTCTGAGGCTGTATAGCGTTCTAGCCTGACCTACATTATCAGTCTTTAGGTTGGCTTTGTTATAGATGAAATCGATGTTTCTACGCATTTGTTGCAGTGCGTAGTTGCGTCCTTTCAGTTCTGGAAAGAACACATAGTCATCTGGACTGGTCTTTCCTTTGTTCAGCTTTCTTAGATCTTCGTAGATTCCTACTGCAAATGGCATGGATACAGTGGGGCTTAACGTTGTCTTGCCATCTGACAGTGTGATTCTTAAATACTTGGCTTTCTTGGTCTTCACCACTTCTATGTGTCTGTGTTGAAGATGCTTGATATCAGATGGTCTTAGAAACGTGTTCACCATGAATGTAATCAGGTGACGCATCTGATCTGTAATTGGACCAATTTGCCGTTTGGTCTTTTCCTCTATCAGTATCTCTTTGGACTTGATCAGTTCCTTGGTGACATCACGCAGATGTTCATATTGTTCTGATGTGAACCAAGGTCTTGGATTGTCTTGTTTCTGAATAGTTGGCAGCAACGGCAGACTGGTAATCAGATTCAGCTTGTATGCGTGCTTCAAGACCTTTGAGACATACGAAAGTATTCTAATTACAGTGGCAGGTGCCTTTTCTTGTTTCTGTAGTTTGGATGCGAACTCACTGATGATTTGATAGTTCACATCCTTGATTGTGTATTCCTTGAAGAATGGAATCAGATGCTTGTGTATAGCGTGCTTTTCATCTTCAACTTTTCTAGTCTTTTTCTTTGCAACATCCATCTGCGCTTGATCGTGTTTGATCAGTGCCAGTGCCACACGTTCGAATGATGAACTTGTGGTGATAGGCAGATTGTTGGAATGTTGTAGAGCAATGTTTGACCAGAATTCTTTAGCCTTCTTGATGGCTTCATTGCGGTCTGGTGTGTGACTGGACTTTCGTATCACCCTGCCATCAAGGTAGTAACGCATCTGCCAGTTATCACTGGCACCAATCTTGTAGATCTTCAGCTTGGATGGATATCCCTGAATCTTCTGGTATGAACCAGAAATTGGGGTATAGCGGCTGACCATATAGCCTCCGATTTCAGTATGTCCAGTTTTGACTGACATACAATCGAAAGCAAGCAGGACTTAAATCAATCGTAAGTGACTGATTTTTAAGTCTTTTTCTTAATCATTGATTTTGTGGAGCAACTTAACGTTGCATTGCGAACGCGACGCTCTACCAACTGAGCTACCGCCCCACTGAATAAAATCAACGACTTAGATGATGCTTGCTATCCAAGTATGTCCAGTCAGTATGTCCAGTGGCTACCCACCAGAGCGCGAAGAATACTTTATGGAGTCTTGGCAATCAACTTCACCACAGCACCAGACAGGAACCTGACAGTTGAATTGAATCTTGCTGGTTCCACTAGGCACCTTCCAAACTGAAAGTCATCTAGCGTCTTCTGGTCTGCATTCACCAGTACGAAGGTTCCGCGTCTACCTTCAACCGTAATATTTTGTAATTGTGCCCCGAACATCAGGAGTGTTGCAGCAAGGCAGATATCAGAAGTTTCTAAATCCATATGGCACCTATATCGTTATAGTTATTCTTTATATAGGTGGTCTAGAACTCCCCTAAATAGAAGTGAAGTCTAGGGAGTTCAACAGATGTTATATGAATACAAAACTACTGCGGCTGCTAGGCAAACCGCTAAAACCTATAGAGATAGTAATAAAGAGACTATTGCAGCAAAAGCAAAGGCTAAAAGATCAGCTAATCCTAGTGGGATAGCAGAAAAAGAAAAAGCCAAAGTGCGATCTAAGGTGTGGAGAGATAAGAACTCTTACAACAAAAATCGTCATTACAAAATAAAATATGGAATATCAGTGGATGAATTCCATGAATTAATAAAGAGTCAAAATAACAATTGCGTGTTATGCGGCAATGAATTTGTTCTTTCGCATAAAAACACAAAGCCACATTTAGATCATTGCCATGAAACTAATACTGTTCGTGGTGCTTTGTGTAATTACTGCAATTTGATGATTGGCTATGCAAAAGATAATAGATCCACTCTCGCAAATGCCATAGCGTATCTAACACAATCGGAAAACTATAATGCCAATCTATGAATATGAATGCCCATCTTGCGGCAAGATCACGGAAGTAGAAGCTAAACCAAGCAATACTACGAAGACAAAAAAGTGTGAGTGCGGGGTTATTGCTACAAAAATAATCAGTAGCCCAACTATTTATTACCAGAATAATTTTTTCAATCTGCGTAGTAGTCGCTCACTGAAATCAAAATAACTATAAGGAATATTGATATGGATTTAGAAAAGCCATCAAAGTTCAGTGCTGAACAAAGATTAAAGTTTTCAGAACAGAAGAAGGGTGTTCCACGTTCAGAAGAAACCAAGGATAAGATTCGTCAATCCAAGCTTGGAATTCCACGTAAGCCTGAAACTATTCAGAAAATGCGTGATGCGAATCTAGGGACTAAGCGTAGTCCAGAAGTGCGAGCAATCATGTCTGAAGCACAACGTGTCAGACATGCTAAGGCTAGAGAAGCTATTAGAGTTCAGAATGAAGTATCTAGAACAGCAGAAGAAGCCGACAAGGGTTCCATGTAAGTCTTGGTGTGATCTAATTTCTTAAGATACACAAAAGACTCATTACCCCACCAGAACGCATAGATGAGATCCAGTAGTGGCGTGTACTCTGTTTGAACGTACAGATTATACTTTTCACTCATCTGGTTACTGCGCGATTAACTGTCATTGTTCCCTGAGAGATTCTGTAGGACTTGTTTGATCCATCTGTGATTTTGACATCATAGACAAGATCTACTGAATCCAGATTCTCTCCAGTCTGAAAGATTAATCTATCAAGGTCTGTTGCAGCTACATTCACCTGCACCATTGCTTGTAACGGATCAATCATCATGTTTCCGTTGGCAGTAGATGCTGTGTACACAATGATTGGTGAATCATAGGTAGTTCTGGCTTCCATCAAGCCAGTGAAACCCACCAAATCTGCTGGAACACTAAGAGTAGGATCTGTGTACACAGTCCATGTCTTGGTGAAGGTTGCACCTTGATCTAATACGAAATCTATCTGGTCTGCCATTGCTGAATTCCTATTGTTTTTATTATTTAGTAACTAAGAAAGTGATCTCTATTGAATGAATAAGACTTTCGCATCACCGTCAATGGTATATGTGTAAGGTCTAGCCTTTAATTGCTGCATTTCACTGACTGCTATTACGGATCCCTGATCATTAGCAGTAATTGATCCTTCAATGACTAGAACCGATGAATTCAATGGGACTGCTGTTGTGTTCGATACTGGCGTATAGGAAACATTTAAAATCTTTGTATCATGATGAATGCACAACCATTCGGTAGGTACATCGGTGATGACTTTTTGCCACGCATAAAGAGTGTTGTATTGTGGATATGCGTTGTAGTCATAAAATCCAGTCATGACATCACCGATAATTGATGTGTCTGCTGCGTCTTCTATGCGAATAGACCCCTTGATGAAAATTGCTCTACCAAGTTCATCATCCTTCATCGTCCAGCGCCATTCTTGACCAGCAGGGGACCAGATACGATATACGTAATAGTTTGAGTAGTTGTATCTGACTAGAGTTTTCATAGTTCTACTATTTCCTGTTCTATTACGTACAGGAATTCAGCAAGAGACAATTCCACTTTTTGGGTTGAAGTTGGTTCAGTTGGCTGTGCTGATGGTTGTGTATTATCTGCTGCACTCATTTTATTATTCCTCTTAATACTCAACTTCAATAATGGATATGACCTGAGTTGCTGGAGTATTCGCGGTTCCAGATTGTGTCAGGCTGGTTCCAGTAACTACTGGATAGGTTATATTCCCGATTCTTCCACGTAACTGCATCGTGCTTGTTGCAGCAGAAGAATCCGTTATTGTTGTTGAAACTGCGAATCCATTCCATATACCAATATCAGCACCACCCTTTCCAAAAAGACTTATTGTTGGAACAGATCCTGTTTGATTCAACGTTGCAATTGCATTAGTCCAAGTCACTCCACTATCCAATGATCTATCTAGATAGATGGTGCAGTTACCACCAGTACTTGCGCTCATAGTTCCTGGACTTGCTTGCCACGTTGATCCTCCTGCACCCATTGCTGGTACGAGAGTAAAAGATATGGTTATGTTCTTGGTATTTCCGTTAGTTAAGAAGTCACCAAGAATAATTGTTGCGGTGTTACTGGTATTGGTTGTCTGTCCAGTATTTGTAATTTTACCTGCTGACAACGTTCCACCGAAATACGCAGAACCAGTTGTAGTTAGATATGAAATAGCAGCAGCGGCATTGCAGTTGGCAATGTTCGCATTCGTAGGTCCGTACCATTCAATGAACTGATTGTTTGCGCCAAATCCAGTTCCTTGAACTTTCATGAATGAGCCGTTGTTGAATATAATCTGTCCATTCGCCATATCGATACTAGTTCCACTACCAGATAGAATGGAAAGCTTAGATGTAGTAATGGCACCTGCCGCAATCTGAGTAGCAGTGACACTATTGGCTGCAAGTTCAGTAGTCCCGATAATTCCTGCCGTAATCATTCCAGCCTTGATGTCATTGGCAATTAGATCAGATCCGACACGTACCCAAGCCGTGTTGGCTGTGACGTATTGGTAAAGATGGCTGTCTCCAGTGTTGTAGAACAACTGACCATCTGTATTGCCGCTTGATGGGAATGCTGCACCCACTGGAATTCCAGTGCGTGCTGGTGTAGCAGATACAGCAGAGGAAATGTTCAGTCCTGCTCCTGTGTAATCCTTGGCAAAGAACGTGTCATACGCTGCCCACTTATAGTAGTAAGTGGTTCCAGCGGTAATGTTGGTATCAGTGAATCCGTTGGTCTTGCCTTCGAATACTAGAGTACTGGTGTTTGGTGTGAAGCCACCTGAAGTTCCACGCCAAACGTAGATTCCAGCAAAGTCCGTGATTGTTGGAAGATCAACTTGAATAAAGATCTGATTAGTCAATGCAGATACATTTCCAGTCATTGCTGATGGAACTGGATTGATGAACGTATTAGATGCAGGTGTAGATAGATTGTAATTAGCGTCTCTAGCATAGACCTTGGCATAAACAGTTCTGGATACGCTTCCGTAATCCTTGGTGTTCATTCCATAGGTGTAGAGGAACGTTTGTGTGTTGGCTGGTCCTACTGCTGGTGCGCTATAGGTTTGTAGAATGTTGGCACCAGATGCATCCGTAATCTTAAGAACGAAATCCTTAAGAGTTGTGTTTGCATTGTCGTTTGTTGCTGGATTGATCCAAGAGAACTGAACATCAGGACTAGAGAATACGTTTCCGCTTCCATTCACAGTGAATGATGTAGGTGCAGACAGAATGGAAGTATTAGATCCAGCAGTACTGATGGTGTAATTCGCAGCAACTCCATTACTTTCATTTCCGTTCAGATCTTTCGCACGAATAACAAAGTCATAATAAGCAGGTGTTAGATTTTCAATGTCTACAGATTGACCATGAATATCGCTGATGGTCTTATAAATCCCATTCGCAGATCTCCAATCCACTGAATAGGATAGAGGGGTGCCCTGTGTAGGTGGTTGCCAAGAAATTATCAAACCTCTGACAATCTGTTCACCTAAGTTGATGTTCGTTGCTGTCTCTGTAATTGAGACATTAGAAACCTCTCCAATCGCAGCAATGCTTGCTTGTGAGTACACAGGACTTGGAACAACTATTCCACTTTCAATAACTGAGTAGTTGTTGACATCATAAAGGAGTCCAGTGAACTCCAATGTGTGCGGCTGAGATCCCTGTTTTACATCAGTGATTCGGAACGTTCTTGGAGCAACCGCAGAATAGATGATGTAGTCACAAAATCTTTCTGGTGTGATGCTGAATGTATTTGCAATAGTAATGTTTGATGTATTTCCAGATGGAGTGATGATGTCTTGGAATTCAAACGTTTCACCATCTGGTAGGAGAACTGCAATCTGTGGAGAGGCACCACTTATTGTTACTACTTGGTCAAGTTGAACTGTATTCGCTGTAGCAGAAACTATGCGTCCAGCACCAGCCTGTGATGTGTAGTCTTCATCATAAAGTGCAATGACATCACCACATTCAATATAGTTTCCATTTAATCCCATCGCGAAAGATACAGACTCTGTTTGGTTTAGCGACGCATAGACATACCACTTACCAGCACGGATAGCCTGACCTTCACTAGTTGCGCCAAACGCAGCGAAATCCACACAATTGAATCCATATGTGTTCGCAGCAGAATCGTTTGAGTATGAAATAACCTTTGGAAAATAGTGATTTGTCTTGTCCTGATAGGCTACGTTAACGGCAGTTATGCGTTGGTTTAATGGAGTTCCTGTATAGGTAAACATTCCATCAATAACGTTTGTTTTTGAGATAGGCATCACTGGTGTAGTTGGTCTATCTTGATTTAGAACCAGTAGTCCACCACGCCAAAAAAGATTGGCATTCATCATTCCAGCCACTTGAAGTGCTGTAGAAAGAATGTCGTTTCTCTGCATTAGAACTGCGTTGAAATTAAATCTTGGTTCCGTACCACCAAGTCCATCATCAACTAGTTCATCATTGAAGACCGCAGCGTTGTAGAACGAATATTTGTCTACAACATCGTCTGTGATTCCATAGACACCACCACCATATTGCGTGTTGGTTAGTAGGTCATAGAGAATGAATGCGGGGTTGTCTGTGTATCCAGTAGTCCAAGTTCCATCCCAAACACCAGTGTATGCGCGAGTATTCGCGTTGTAGTTTGATGGAATTCTGATAGTTCCACCCTTTAGTAAGAATGAAACCGTTGGAATACTCCCACCAAATTGTTGGGCATTCAGGGACATTCCAAGAACTGCGAATGTATCGTATGTTTCGTGAACCTCTACTATTTCAACCATATTCACGAAGTCAAACGCACTCTGCTGCTTCGCAGTAGCATCATCAGCAGTTGTGCGAGATATACGAATATCCCAAGTAGTGCCTTCTGCGCCAACTGGTCTTGGAATGTAGATCTGCCACTCAAATGCTCCATTGGTCTTTCCAGACTTTGTGGAGTTATATACATCACTCCAAGTGTTGGATGCGTGTGGCTTTGATTGGATCTTTATCCCAACCGAGTTCCCCATGATGTTTCCACTATCATCAACTTGTCTTAAACCCTGCACAAACGATAGGGTTACTCTGGCTGCATCAATAACATTAGAAGAAACAGAGACTGTTACAGGTGTCGCATACTTTACGTGCTGACTGACTGCAACAATGCTGGTGACGTTTGCAAATCCATTGATGGCTTCCTGTGTTGGAGTTCCAAGGCGAAGTGTCCAAGATGCTCCCTTGTAGTTGTAGCTGCCATTTGGATTCTGTAGCGATGTCTTATCAATGAAGATGGACTGCCCATCACCAGTTGCAAGACCCTGAATCGGACCTTCGCATAGTAGATGTAGAAGATTGACATTGGTATCGCCGCGCAGAGTGTTTGGTGCTTCATAGCCACCACCACCACCACCACCTTTACCGTCACCTTCGATGACTGGAATATTGTTATATGTTTTCATCTGTTGAAGTATCCCCCACCACCACGATAGGCTGAGTTCGCACCTGAAAATGAGTTCATATCAAGTGAAACGTAATCGGACGCGATGATGGTAGAGCCAACCAACGCTGTTCCATAAAGGATCGGAACTGCGCCGCCCTGTCTTGTCGCATTCTGCGGTCCATTGAATATAAAGGATGCATCTTGTGCCGCACCCTTTGATGTTGAAGGCTTCGGTGCCATTGCTTGTGCTATTGCAGATAAGGCATAGATCATCGCAACAGCAACAGCGACATAGATGATTGCTGCCGTGATACCAGCCGCCCCGAAATATTCGATAATGGCACCAGCAATCTGTAAATAGTCGCCTTCAGCTACAGGGACTATGTGAATTTCTGTTGCGTCTGCAAATGGGAATAGATAGTCCGTTACTTGAACTGCTTCTGGTTTGCCATCAGTTCTCTTGGCAGCAACCACGGCAATTTCAGAAAGATTTGCGATATCTTTTCTGAAATCTGGATACACACTTCTAAGTCCAGCAAACAGCATTGGCGAATTGTCTGCGTCAAGCTGAATTGGTTTGTACTTCTCGGCTAGTACACCGTGGAATGTGATGGTACGAAGCATTTTGAGTGATCCATATTGTTATGATGATTCTTTATTTAGGTTCTCTTTATATCGGACCACTTTTGCAACAGATCTACGCCATATGTCCAATCGTGCTTTTCTAGAGTAGGAAGATCCAGCTACCTGATGCATAAATTCATTTGGACCAGTAATGACCCCAATATGGTTGATTGCACCAGCACATTTGGTGTCACCCATGCGAATTAGTAGACCATCACCTATCTGTGCCTTTTCAAATGGAACTTCATAGAACCCACAACTTTCAAAGTACCTTACGATAAAGTCAGAGTTATCTAGGTCATCCCAAAACCCCCAAGGTCTAGGAACATTTGGAAATGTTATTCCATAGTTCAATTTGTAATAGTCGCGACCTAAGCTGAAGCAATCCGTCACACCCCAAACGAACTTTCTTCCTAGAAGTGGTGGAATCACACTTTCATCCATCCATACTAGTTCACTGATTCCAGTTCCATCTGTTGCAGCAATCCCCCAAGGAAGACCAGTCTTATTGAAGCAATCAATATCCTTCATAGATGGATATTGTGGAAGGAACCCAACAGGGAATTGGTGTGATGGGTTGTATGGATGTGAATGAAGAACTGCTTTCATTCTTCCATCCATTTCTACAAGAACCATTGGATCTATTCTGAAACTCTTGGTTGGATCTGGATGTTTATTCACACACGAAAGGTATTCACCGTCATCCAATAGAAGACCACAACATTCTTGTGGGTATACTGAAATCGCGTGCTTTTCAAAGGCTTCATGTGATGACGAATTCAGTTCCATCAGTAAACCTGAACTCCTGGAAATCCATGTGAGAGTAGTGTTGGATCTTTAGTCACTTGCCTTGCTGGAAGACTTCTTCCAACTTGATCTGCGATTCCAGTCAATGTCCAACTGATGCTGTTCTTAGTGTGGTTTGACTTCTGAGCAACCTTGTAAATATCTGGACCAAGATATTGGGTAGGATCTGCCGAAGCTTGACCATCTATGAATTTCTTAAATGTTCTGACTCTTGTTAATGTTGATCCCACCAGATCTCCAAGGGAGATCACAGCACCTAACAATGTCTTATTTGCATTAGAAATTGTGATGGTTGGTCTTGGTTGTGTTGCCCCACCAGAAGCTGAAGACACAACTTCAAATCCACTCAGTGTTATAGGTAATGGAGCAAAGGTATGTGTTTGCCAAACGAGAAATGAACCATTAGCAAAAATGTTTGGAGTAAAGCGATATATGCTTCCTCCAATAGCAGTGGTGTCCATCGTGAAGAGTTCTATGAACTCTGATGGCTGTGTTAGCTGCTGTATCTCACTGTATATTGTATTTGCCATTAGTACACCATCACCACATCAAATGAATAAGTGTTGACTAGTCCAGTTGTTGATTTTGTTACTCCCACGTTTCCATCAACTCTCCAAACAGTTCCACTTCCAGAAGGTGGTGTCCATGTAAAGAATGCCCATGCACCCACTCCATCTAGAAATGAATCAAGTGTTGAACTATCACTGATGCTGATGTTTTCAAACGTAAGGGACCACGTTGGTACTATTGAGTTGACTCCATCTGGAGCAACTTGGGCATAGTTACCACCGAACTGAGCTAACAGTGATCTATACGTCTTTTTCATAGAACTAGACGTTGATGGTGTAAGACTTGGGAATGCTGCGTAGCTCATTTAATTTCCTTACTAGGCGAGCGCATGACGATTTAGTAACCCGCCAGGCATCAGGTTTCTAGCAATCTCTGCATTCGCAATGTTAGTTATTTGTTTTACTTGTTCTGCTACTTGTCGTCCGATGGCGGCTGGATCGTTGTTGCCTTTCGCATCAACATTGATCTGGAATGATTGGACAATGTTTGCCCCACCAGATCCACGATTAGATCCAGCTACACGAACACCAAGATCACCTTGAGCATTTCTTGCGAGTGGTAGAACAGCCTCGCCAGTACTATTACCTTGTTCTCCAGCTATGGTATTTGGTCCCACCATAGTTGCTGAATTCACGATTCCAGAAGCTGCATATCTGAATGTGGTTCCACGGGCAGCATTCATGGTTGCTCCACTACCCATATCTGCACCCATACCAGCACCAGTTCCTCCTGATGGGATTACACCACCACCAGAAAGGAATGACATGGTTGCTTCAATGGCTTTCATAATGAGCATCTTCACAATCATCTTTTCAATTTCTACCACTACAGAAAGTGCTAGATCCCTGAATGAAGCCTTGCCAGTGTTCATCATGTTCACAAGATTATCTGTCATGCCGTTGATAGCATTGTTCATCATTGTGAATCCCTGTTCATTTAGGTTTTGTGCGCCTTCCATAGAAGTTGCGAGTGCCTTTTGGGCACCCATCGCAAAACCATCCCAAGAATTTGTTGTGGTGTCTAGTTCAGTTCTCATCGCGATGATGCTGGTCTTTTGTTGTTCTAATAGACTGACCTTATTATCCTGATCCGTCTTAGGCAAAGTGGATGCCCTAATCTTCGCAATTTCTAAATCAATTCTTTCAAGTTCTACCTTTCTCTGTAGCTGCTTATTTGTCATCGCAAGAGAGTCAATCTCTTGAGTTCGCATCTGCGTTAATTTTCCTGCGATTTCTCCAGACATCTTCGTAAGATCTTGGCTTCGCTTTTCCTGATCAATAGCCGCAGCCTTGATCTTTAGTTCTTCCTTTTCCTGATCAGTGATGTTTTTTAATGAACCAATAGTTATTTCATAGGTAATCTTTTCAAGTTCACTCTTATCGTGCTGTATCGCGAGCAATTGTTGATCTAGACTTTGAAGGGTCGTCTTTGCTTGAACCTCTTCCTTAGTTTTCTGTACAAGTTCTGTAGTAAGTCTAATTT